ATCCTTAACATAGTAGTTAGAGTTCTGAGGCTCGATAGAAGGACTAACTTGACCAAGAATAAACGAACTAGATGTGGTTGGAGCTACAGCTAAGGTAGTTGTATTACGACGACCATAACCTTTCAGTAAAGGTGGTTCTCCTAGCATATCAGCTAATGTTGCTGAAGCCTTATCAGCATGTTCACGAATAAACTTCCAAACTTGTGTGTTAAGAAGTTTAGCTTCCATTGATTCAAAGCCAATCATCTTTGATTGAAGTAATGAATGCCATCCAAGAACACCAACACCAAGAGCTCGTTGATTAATGGCAAACTTCCGAGGTGCATCCATAAACTTCATACCTTCAGTCTTATCGATAAACTCAGTCATGACTGCATCTAAGAAAAATACTAAGAACTCAACAGCGTCAGTATTCTTCCACTCTTCCCATCGTTCAAGATTCATAGAAGATAAATCACAAACAAATGACTCATCTGGTCCATTAGAGAGCATAATCTCTGAACATAGATTAGAATGATTAATCTTAAGACCTTTATCCTTATAAACTTGAGGAGCCTGATTATTAGCATTATCAGAAAAAAAGATATAGGGATAACCTGATTCAAAACGCTTCTTAATAATTAACCCCCAAGTCTTACGCTTATCTTTATCTCCTTCAGTCATAGACTTCATCCATTCATCTGACACACAGACTCCGATTGAAAGGTCCTGAATAGAATCTCCTTCACCTTTTATCTTTAAGAACTCTTCAATGTCAGGATGATCAATAGGAAGGTAGGCAGCAAATGAACCTCGACGAACATTGCCTTGAGAAATATAATTCGTAAGAGAATCAAATACTGTTAACTGATGATGAACCCCTGTTGCTTCACCTCCTGAAGAGATAGGTGTACCTCTAGGACGAATAGCTCCAAAGTAACCAGATGTACCTCCACCAACTTTTGACATAACCCCTACCTCAGCAATTTTATAGAGAATATCATCCATGTTATCAGGAACATATGAACCGAAGCAAGAAATAGGTAGACCACGTTTACGTCCGAAGTTTGACCAAATAGGAGAGCTAAGAGAATAGTACCCCTTATGCATATACTCTTCAAACTTTACTGCAAAGCCTTTAAGCTTAAGAAGCTTTTCAGCAGCCTTTGCAATATCAGTTATTCTTTGTTCGGCAGTTTCTCCTTCTAAAAGGTAACCACGTTCTAAAAATTTCCTAGAATCCTTATTAAGCCAATAGATGTGTTCTGTCATATAAAATTAAAATAAATCGTCTTCAGAGAATGATTGATTCTTCTTAGCGTACTCGACCGGACGAGCATAAAAAAAGTCGGTCATATTGTTACCGTGTAATTCCTCTGTAAACCACATTGTAGCTTTAAGAATTTCTTTATCAACGTCAAAAGCTTTTTTAAACCCGATACCTGCTAAAGATTCATTAATTCGATCTTTGATAAACTCTTTAAGGATAGGAGCTGATAGTCCTTCTTCCTTAATACCGTTTACCATCCAATCAACAATCTTAGCTTCAGACTCAAAGGCCATTTGAGCTTCATGAAGAATACGCTCTTCAAGCTCTGCATCAAAGAGCTCAGGATATTCATCTCTAATTGTATTAATAATCTTCGTACCAACAATACCGTGAATGTTCTCTTCGTTACGAGTGTACTTGACCTGCTGATCGGTATCCTTAAGAACATTCTTAAAACGTGCAAACCAATTGATAACATAGAACTGACTAAAGAGAGATACGTTTTCAACAAAGAGAGTAAAAAGAATGAGTGCGTAAAGATACTGTTTCTTAGAATCCTTATAGAACTTATGAGTGTACTTACGAAGATACTTTACTCTACCTTCAATCCAATCAAGCTTAAGGTTTTCCTCGAATACATTCTCCAGTCCAAGAACAGAAATAAGTCTTTCATAGGCATTGTTATGAATAACTTCGACATTAGCCATAACATATCCAAGATCTTGAAAGCAAGGCTGAGGAAGATTCTCACCTAATTTAGCCCAGAAGGTTTTTACAGCGATCTCAATTTGACCGATAGCAGACAAAGTACGAATAATAATCTCTCTTTCCTGATCTGTTAAATTAACTTTAAACTGTTGAACATCAGACTTAAAAGAAAATTCTTTATCAGTCCAGAATCCGTTATGCATTGCTTCAATGAACTCATCTGTCCATTTATAATTGTTTGGTTTGCGGCTAATTTGTTCGTCGAAGATCATATTTTTTGTTTATTTAATTGGTTGCGGTACATAGTTCGAGTGTGATTATTGTAGTGAGGTTTTAGCACTTTTCTACCTTTTAAGTGCTTTTTGTGATACGTTTATTCTTTGGAAGATCTTTCCAATGATCGTTTTTATTATTCCACTGTCTTCCCCCAGGAAGTTTAATATTTTTGCCGTTCAAATTAACTTCGGCTTTAAATTCATTTGTTTCTTTTGTTTTTACCTTTTTAGGCTTAATATTAACATCGTTGTCATATTTAACACTATCAGGTACAGGACCACGATTAATACCATCATCTTGAATTTCTAAAGCTTCAATAGGAACTGTCATCGGGTTACGATAAAGACCAGGGGCGTATTCGATGATAACATCAACATAGATGTTATCAGGTGCTTCAGTTCCACCCATATAGTTCTGAGTTGTTGTTGGATAAATACTCTTAACAGCTGAAACTCTTAAGTTAAGATCAAATTTAGGATGCATACAAGCCTGTATCATCTCAATAAAGTTACTAGCCTTTTGCTTAAAAAAGTCAAGCTTTAAACAATCATCGCGAAAACGTACGCGATCACCGATTACAAACCCGCCTTGTTGATAGCGTTCCATTATACCTTCAAGTACTAAATTAAACTGTGTATCCATATTTGTGATATTATTTAAGCAACTCCTCCCCTAAATAATAGTATAAATGGCTATTAAAATTACAGAACTAAAAACAATAGCTGATATATATAATACAAATCAGTATGTTTATAAAGATTTATATTTAGATATACAGCAAAATCAATATGTTTTACCCGGTTTCAATCCTTCAAGGCCAGGTGCTGATATTCAAGCTAGTTATGACGATCGTGCTATATCTAACTCTTTAACAAATCTTTTTAATACTTTACCCGGACAACGTTTTTTATTCCCTGAATACGGCCTAAATTTAAAACGTTATTTGTTTGAACAAATTACTGAATATAACGCTCAACTTATAGGTAGAAAAATATTTGATACAATTACGCTCTATGAATCTAGAGTAACACCATTAAATGTTAATGTAGTAGCTGATCCTGACAGTAATTTATACATAATTACTATCGTAGTCTTAATACCAATTTACAATGCAAATATAAGTTTGTATTATAATTTTGATATAACTCAGCAAAAATTTATCAATATAACAAATAACTAATAAAATATGGCAAATATTACTCCTCAAACACAATTTAATAATTTTGATATTCCTCAAGGAGGTTGTGTTTCTTTTGATGCAATGTCTCTTCGTCAGCTTATTATTAATAGGCTTAACACACAGAACGTTTTTACAGATCAAAATTTCATTGGTTCTAATTTATCTTGTATTATTGATATCGTTGCTTATTCCTACAATACCTTAATTTACTATTTAAATAAAACATCTAACGAATCTATGTTTTCTGAAGCCCAGCTTTATGAAAATATTAATCGTATTGTTAAGCTTATTGATTATTCACCAGTTGGTAATCAAACTTCAACGTTATCTTTCACCTGTACAGCGTCTCAATTAAATCAAGGTGTTTACACTATACCTCTTTATTCCTATATACCTACTAACGGTATTAATTTTTCATTTAATAAGAATGTATCTTTCAATAAGTCTCTTAATCAAACAGCAGAAGAATTAACTAATTTTGAAAATTCAACTCTTTTATATGAAGGTAAGTATGTTGAATACCCTGTATATACAGCGGCAGGAGATGAAAATGAAGTTTTAATAGTTAATCCAGAAAAAAATATTATTGATCACTTTAATATAGATGTTTACGTTAAACCGGTAGCTACAGGTACTTGGTTACAGTATACATCTAGTCCTAATTTGTTTTTAGAAAACGGATCAGCTACAAAGTATCAAATTCGTTTAAACGAAAAAGGCTACTACGAAATAACTTTCGGTAACAATATTAACGGTCTTCGTTTACAAACAGGTGATCAAGTAGCAGTTTACTATTTAGCTTCTGATGGAGCTACTGGACAAGTAGGACCAGGTACTCTTAATCCTAAAACATCCACTATAACATTGTTTAATACCACTCAATATAATCAAATAATAAATGATGTTTTTGTTAAACAATATCAGTATCTAACTACCGCTCAATTACAAAATATTAATTTTACAAATAGTACAAATTCAACAATATTTAATCCGCCTGAAACTGTACAGTCAATACAAAATAACGCACCAGCAAATTATAGAAGTCAAAACCGTCTTGTAACTACGCAAGATTATGTAACATATGTAAAAACAAATTTTGGTAATCTTATTGCAGATATTAAGTGTGTTAATAACAATGATTACATTGCCGGGTATATGCAGTATTTTTATAATTTAGGTATTACAAATCCACAAATTACCGATCGAGCATTATTCAATCAGGTAACTTATTCTGATGCTTGCAACTTTAATAACGTGTACGTTATTGTTGTACCTAAGTCAAACGCATTTGTACCAAATTACATACTACCAGCTCAAAAGCAACTAATTAGCTCTTCAATTAATAGTAGCAAAGTAGCTACTACAGAGACTGTTTTTATTGATCCGGTGTATAAAGCTATAAGTATAGGTTTAGCATCTGCTCCAGATCAAATTAATCTACCTACTGATGAAAACCTCTGTGTTTTAAACGTACATAAAAAGACTAACTCTCTCAGAAGTAATCAGGCTATTGTAGGCGATATTGTTAATGTATTTACAACATACTTTAACACAAGCGCAGTAAGATTAGGTCAAATAATAGATGTTCGTAACTTAACTCAGCAAATTTATGCTGTCGATGGTGTACAAACTTTTTATACATCTAGAACAGATAATCCAGATATCTACATAGAAGGTTTATCTCTATTTGCTTGGAATCCAATTTACCCGTCATTAGATG